TGTTGCTCATTAATCCACTCTTCTAGTTTCCAGAAGGCACCAAAGTAATCTTTGATAACACGCTTTGCTTCTGGAACAGTCATACTACCACCATCTTTTGTGACTTGCTCTGCAATCTTATTAGGCCCAGCACCATACATGATACCAAACGTAACAGCTTTTGCAGCTTGACGATAGCTTCCGTACTTTTCAGCAACTTCTTCTACTTCGCAGTCAAGTCTAAATACCTTATGTGCGATAGTAGAGTGAAAGTTACCTCCACTACGGAAGACTTCCTGTAGCTCTAAATCATCTGCCAATACAGCGGCAACATATACCTCTGCAGTGGTTAAGTCCATTGCTACAATCTTGTGGCCTTCAGAAGCCTTAATGCAACCTTTGACAATTGGATTGTCGCGTGGAATCTGTTGCATATTTAATTTACCACTAGAAGATAGTCTTCCAGAAGTAGTCCCATGTAGGTTAAAGTTGGTGCGTAAGCGCCCATCCTTATCTAGTTGTGGGATAATTTTATCAAGATAAGTATTCTTGATCTTACTTTTCTTTCTAACGTCTAAAATTAATCGAGGAATATCATGTTGTGATGATAATTTCTCAAGTACTTCAGAGTTAGTAGAGTTTTCGCCCTTATCAGTTGTGATACCAGTAGGCGTGAGGTTGGCATAGTCAAATAAAACCTTGCGAAGTTGTACTACGCTATTAGGGTTAAACTCTTTGCCTTCATCCGCTTGGAATCTCTGAATTGCTTCCTGTTGGGCCAACAAGTCTGCTGCTTCATAAATTTCTTCTGACATAAGGTCTTGACTCAGAAGTAATCGTTCCCTAGAGAAAGGAACTCCATTGTCCTGTACATCCATTAAGAATCTACAGGCAGGAAGAAGAATCGTTTTATATACACGATTCAAGTTTGGGTTTCCTTTTTCCAGAGCGTTTAGAAACTTCTCGTATATTTGAAAAGTTACTAGAGCATCAATAGCAGCATAGGTTTTCATAACATCAAAGGGTATCCACTCCCATTTGAAGTCTGCCTTTAGAATACCGCGCTCTTTACGGTACGCGTCCATCCAATCATACATTGGCTTCTCATAGTCACCATAGTCTGTCAACTGCATAGCAAGTTGCTTCAAACCATGAGTACCAGGACGCTCATCAATGACATAGTGCATAAGCATCGTGTCTTCGAATACTGGAATTTTTACATTAAAGTGATACTCAAACATCGGAATATCGAACTTTGCGTTATGAAAGATTACTCGTTTTTTATCGAAAAGCTGTTGTAGTAGTCCTTCAGAAACATCATCAAGGCAATCAGCGTCAATATAACAACTCCTAGCGCCGTCATAAGACATACTAATACCCAAGATATGACCGTTACGAGGATAAAGCGCAGTAGTCTCAGAGTCGAGAGCAACGTATGGTTTATCGTAATCAATAGCTGCTTGAATAAATTCATTAGCTTTCTCCGTATCTTGAATGCCGAAAGCTACCTCTTCATTAATATCGGCCTTCTTCTTGTCACCAGAAATATAAGCACAGATATTATCAAGAGACTTTTCCCAAATCTGTTTTGCTTCTGGTTTGAATGTTATCATAGATGGATTAATAGTAGGGAGAAACTTATCTTCTACGATAGTCCCTGCGTAATCCATAACTTTGGTTACTTTTGTAAAATGCTTCAATGGTTCAGAGCCAATGAGAATAACCCACTCATAGGCGTCTGGATTAAAATTTAAGTCTACGTCTTTCTTCAGAACTTTAGTAACTGAAGGATTTGAGCATAGACTAAACTGGTCAAATTCAAATGGAAAGAAATCCATATAACGATTATTTGACTTCTTTGATTCAATTAAGGCTACGTTAGCCATACAACCTTCTCCTGAGATTCTGTACTTGCGTTAAATTTAGATCACCGGGGTCACCGGACCGTAAACCGACTTGTCGTACTGGGAAGTCGCCAGCTAGTTTTTTAACTCTATCTGCTGCGCCTTTACCCGCTTCATCACCATCAAAAACCAAGTCTAGTCCGGTAACACCCGAGATTTTTAATAATTCTAGCTTTTGCTCGTTAAAGTTATTTACACCAAAACAGCAAATAGCGTTTGTTAATCCTTTATCGTGTAGATTTAGCATATCAAATATACCTTCTACTAAAATAACTTTCCCTTGTATTGGTTCTGCCATAGGGAACAGTGGCAATTTAACTCCTGAAGGAGTAAACATATATTTGTTAGGCAGAGTTCCTGTTTCGTCTCGGCCTTGAAATGCTACTATTCTACCACTAGCATCTCGTATAGGAAAGTTTACTCTGCCATTAAAGTTAGTAGCAATGTTATAAAAGGCTTCAAACTTTTCATAAGTACAGGCAGATATGCCTCTCCAGTCTCTCTTAAACGGAGTACTATTCTCAGGCATTGTTAGCCCAACTCCGTTACTTCTAATATCATTAATTTTTCTGCGCAACTTTTCTCTTACTAGTCCTGCTTGGCTAACTTCTACTCCATAGTGTTGAAATAAACTACCTTTATAGCCACAGGAAAAACAATGAAAAACGCCTAAAATCCGATCAATTCTCATCGAAGGGTTACGATCATCATGATCGGGATTTAGGCATTTAATTTTTACATCCTTACCTGATATCTGGTAATAGATACCTCGCTCGGACAATAAATCTTCAACTGCGCTCATGCGATCTCCTCATATACATCTTCAGAAGATTCTCCATCACGAGGAATTACTCCCGTTTCTGGTCCGATACGAAGAGAAGTCCAGTCCATAACTGAAGTAAAGTTACGTTCTTCGCTATTTCGCATTTTCACGCAGTTGAAGCTAATAATGTTATCCTCTTTATTGTGAGTTTCGAGAGTGTACGCGGCATCTGCGGCGTCCAATATGCCCTTAGCAAACCTTGCCTCTCCCGTGGCGTCGATTTGATAAGGGGAAATAAAAGGCACTTCGTACTCTTGTGCGAAGGTCTTCAGTGCTTTACTAACCTCAATTTGTTCTGTCCAATCATATTGTCCCATTCTATTATTAGACATCCCTCCACGCTTAACCTGATTTATATAATCTACGATTACAAGACCTGGGTTCAGTCTCTTAATCTTTTTATCTAGCTCTGTACGAATGTTCGCAAGAGTGAGGGACGGATTATATATAATATCAAGCTGTACTTCCCGTAGAGGATTTTCAGAAAGCTCAGACTGCAATTTACGGAAGTCTCGATGGGAAAGATATTTGTGATAATGCTTCTCGCCGTCTTCAAACCGTGAACTAAACCACTCAGCTACTAGTTGCCACTCACCCAAGGACAAATTACCGTTACGGATAGCCGCAGCGGGAACTCCAGTAGCTATAGAACACATTCTTTGCAGCGTGGACTGCGTGTCCATCTCGATAGTAAAGTATAAAGATGAACGACCTTCTTCGTAAGCATTGACGGCCATATTAGCACAAGTAACAGATTTACCTGCACCCCTACGGCCACCAACTAGAATTAGGTCAGTCCTGCCGAAAGTTTGAATCTTGTCATAGTCATTGTTTAGTCCAAGTACTATGTTACGCTCCAAGTCATCTGGAGAGGATATAAGTTCTACTTTCTGCATGTTTTCACTGCGCGGGCGGGTATCGACCTTGCTCTCGACGTCAAGAACGATATCCTGCAGAGCTTCTATGGACTCTGCCGCAGACTCTGTAGCGATAGTATTATCTAAGTACTTCTCTAACTGTTGCATAATCTCTATCTGAGCATACTCGTTTTTGAGATACTCAAGGAGAGTTTCATTAGGAATATCAAGATACTCTACTTTTTCAAGTGAAGAAAATTTGTCACGAAGTTGACCATCACGAATGGCAATCGCTAGTTCTTCAAATGTAGGGAGAGTACTGTGTTTCTGAACGTGAGAGTTCAGAGTTTTCCAGATGGTGTGATACTCAACGGGGAAGTAGTGCTGTTCACAGTCCGCCCACACGTCCATATCGCTATCCGCGATAATAGACTTGAGCAGTATACTGGACAGGTTCACTTATAGGTTCCTCGCAGAGACAGTTAAGCAGCAAAAAACTGGACAGAGAGGACTCCCTGTCCAGTAAGGTTAGATAAGTTACTTAATTAAGCAGTAGCTTTCTTAGCTTTGGGGTAGTTAGAAGCAGTCAAACCACGGCGAGTAAGCATAGTCTTAACGCCACGGGCAGTTTTGCCAATCTCTTCCGCAATTTCTTCTACAGTCATAGAAGCAACATCAATGCCTTCCAGAGGATCTACGCGGGTAGAACCCTTGCTCTCACGTTGAGCAGGAATAGCTTCGATAGCAGAAGTACGCCGAAGGCTGAGAGCCTTACCACGAATCTGATTAACAGAACGGTTCAGAGCATCTGCGATGTCTTCGAGGAAGTCACCGTTGTTAGCCATAGAGATGAAAGTTGCTTCTTCATCTTCAGAGAATGTACGAACAGACTCTTGCTTGGGAGTAGGCTTAACGTGCTCAGTCAATTGCATTGACAATAGCTTGCCTTGGATTTGCTTAGAGCTAAATGCTCCGCCTTCAAAGGCATCAGCAATCTGGCTGTAGGTATACATACCAGAGTTATCTTCAACGAATGCACGAAGAGTGCTTTCTTGATCTTCGCTGAATACACGGGTGTTGCCGGCTGTTGAGGATTCTACTTCAAACTCCATTTTGCGCAGCTTTGCTGCTACAGACTTGGGTGAGGTTTCCAACTCGTCAGCGGCTTCAACAACAGTTGCGTAAGAGACGGGTGATTCGTCACCTACGAAAGATACGAGAGCGGCTGTGCGCTCATCAGTCCACTTAGGAAGTGCCA